GCGGACCCACACGCCGTTGGCGTCGACGTCGACGATCTCGCCGGCCGCCTTGCGGGCGCCGGAGTTGTCGGTCTTGGCCACGGTGTTGTCGTCGGCGATGTAGCAGGTGGCGCCGATGTCGGTGCGCGCGATCAGATCGGTCGAGGCCGAGTTGGCGAACTGGAACACGCCGGTCTCGCCGTTGGCGTTGATGTCGCCATCCGCGCCGGCGCTGTTGTCCGCCTGCGTCTGGCACACGGCGCGCGCGATGCCGGAACCCGCGGTGCCGGCAGGCACCGCAAATCCCGTGGCGCTCAAGGCGTACATGGAGCCGGCGAAGATCTTGGTGGCTGCAGCGACCGGGTCGCTGAACTGCTTGCCGTCACGGCGCTGGGCCAGGCGATCGGCGGTTTGAGCGGTCATGGTGAAATCCTTCTGTGACTGACCCGGATGGGTTCAGGCGGCTACGGCCGCGCGATGACGGTTGAAGCGATCAGGCGCCCTTGGCCTTGGCGAACTCTTCGGCACTGATGCCGGTGGCGCTGCACACCGCCAGCTCGTCGACAGTGAGGCCGTGCGGATTGGCGGCGGTTTTCTCCGGCGAGCGGCCACCGGTCTGCGAACCGGCGAGCGCGGCGATCGGCTGCGCGGTCTTGAGATACGCCGACAGCGCGGCCACATCCTTCTTGCCGAGTTCGGTTGCCCACTCCTTTTGCGCGGGCAACAGGCGACCATCCTTCAGGCCGGCGTCGACCAGCTGCGCGACTTCGTCGCCGCGCACCTTCGCGGTCAGCGCCGCAAGCTCGGTCTTCACCGATTCGAACTGCGCGACCGGCACGAACTTGGCGGGGTCCGCCTCGACAGTCGCGTCGGCTTTCGCCTTGACGGCGGTGCAGGCGGCAACGATCGCCTCGGGCTTCGCATCGTCGGCCACGCCGAGCGCCTTGCGGACGCCGGCCAGCGGATCGGCCTTGAAGTGCGCAGTGAGCGCGGCGATGGCCTGGTCCTCGGTGGTCGTTTCGGCATTGAGCGCGAACGCGGCGCAAATGGCGGCGAGCAGCTTCTTCATGGGTTCATCCTCTGCGTGGATTCCGAAAGTGGCGGCGGCGCGCAGCTCCAGCGGCTGCATGCCGTCGATGGCAGGCAGGTTGGTGAGCGCCGCCATCTGGATGTCGAGCACGGCGCCGGTGGCGGCGTCGTAGGTGAAAACGGGACTGATGTAGCGATACTCGCCAGCGGCGATCGCGGCCTTGGCGCGCGCGGTGAGCGCAACGGTGCCGAACAGGCCCTGGCCATCGCGCCATTCCAGGCCGGTGATCCAGCCGGCGGCCGGCGCGGGCTGGCCGTTCTTTTCCTTGTGCAGGGTCTGGTGCTCGTAATCGAGCACGCGCGGATTGGCGCGTTCGGCGAAGCGGCCGATCACCGCGGTGGCCAGCGCCTGGTCGATGTGCCAGGCCGACACCTTCAACTCGCGGCCATCCCAGGGCTTGAAGTCGCCGGCGGGCGTCAGCTGCACGCTCAAGGTGTTGCCGTCGCCAACCTTCGGCAGCTCGAATGCGCATGCAGCCAGGGCGATCGACGCCGACGGCGCGGCGGCGCACACGGCGACGGCGATGGAAGTGGAAAGGCGGGAGACGCGGGGCATGTCGCGCAGATTGCGCGATCACCCTCTGACGATGGGAGCGAAACGTTTCGCCGGTGGATGGGCGCGGAGCTTGGGCTCGACGCGTCGGCACAGAGAGTAGCACCAACTGGACGCCGACAATCCGGAAGGAGCGCTAAGCATGTAGGTCGATTCCTACATGTCTTCGCGGCGGCCGCCGATAGCGACCGCGAAATATAACCGCGACCATAACTGCGCCCCGGTTGTCCTTGGCGCGCCACGGAACAGGTGCACAGCCGACGACCGGGGCGCTCCACCCGAAACTTGGCCGATTTGGGGACAAATTGCCCGTCCGGCGCAAATGACGTGATCGCCTCGGCCCCAGACCCCGTTTAAAAGGCGTTTAAATCGCCGCGTGTGCGCCGACAGGGGGGAAGGCCGCGTAATGACACCGCCGAAGGGCGTACAGGCGCTCACAGGCGGTTCTACGGCGATGGCGATTCCCCGCCCTCGAACACATCTTTCAGGAAATCCAGCGTGCGTGCCTTGATGCCATCGCCATCGGCGTGGCTCACGCCCAGCCAGGGCCGCGCTTTGATACCGCGATCACCTTCGCCATCGCCGAATTGCTGGCGTGCGCCATAGGGCGCGGACGTACCTACCAGCAGCGTGTCGCCCACGATCTGCCACGCCAGGCGATCGCCCAGCATGTGGCGGTCAAACACCAGCATTGGCAAGCCGGGGCGCAGCTTCTGCTTGCGGCGGGCGTAGCGCGGCGAGAGCGCAGGCCATTCCTCGCCATCCGGTCCGGTTTCCGTGGCTGCGCGATCCCGCGTGGTGCCGAGCAGGTATTCGCCGAGCTCGCCCAGCAACGGCGCCATGCCCTCCGTGCCCAGCGCTTCGATCGCGCGGCCGAGCGTGGCCTTGAGTTCGGCATCATCAACGGTGATTTCAACGCGTGCGCCGGCCATAGATGCTATGCTCCGCTTACAGTGTGGCGGCCAGGACCGCGCTCCGCAGAGCCCCGCACTGGGCCCACGCCGGCCGCGCGACGTGACGGCCCATCATTCGGCTCCGTACCACAGCTCGCCGATCCGCTGCTTGTTCAAGTACTTCATGTCGCGCGTGCCCAGGAAGGTCCAGCCGACGAACTGACCGCGCTGGTAATCCGTCGCAAGCAGCACGCCCTTGCCGTTGCCCAGGTCGTAACCCTTGATCAGCCGCGCGCGCGTTCGCAGCGCGCCCGTCGCAGCATCCTGCTCGGTCATCATCCAAACCTCGAACGGATCCGCGAGCAGATCGAGCAGCAGCGGCAGGAACGGGGTGCGACCCGGATCCTTCGCGATGTGCTCGCCCAGCACCGCGGCGTCGATCGCGATCGGCAGCCCATGTACGTCGAACACTCGATAGTCCGCGCCGAGCAACTCGCGCAACGCCGTCGTGGTGGCCTCGATGCCCTCGACGCGTGGACCCAGCGGCACCGGCGCAGGACGCAGCGGAATCATTGCAGGTCGCCCGATGTCCTCTGCCGTCGTGGTCACCAGCGGTTGCCACTGAGCGGGTGCGGCCGCCGACTCCAGCGCCTGTTCGGCCTGCTGCTCCAGCCAGGTCTCGAAAACATCCTTGCCCGGCGCATAGCCGAAACCGGGATCCACGCCTGCCGGCGTCTCGACGTCGCGCGCGCCGCCAGGACTGCGCTGTCCGACGGTGACCGTTTGCATATCGATCGGGGGCGCCTGGTCGGGACCGCTCTTGCCCATGTCTGCCAAGTCGCGCTTGCTGCGGCCACGCACCGTGCACTGGCAGCCCCAACCATTCGGCGGGAAGTGCGAGTGCCACCACGGATCGTCGGCGGACAGCACCAAGCCGTTCCACGCCAGATGCTGCGGCCGCGGATGCTGCACGGCGTCGCTGTGCACGTATTCCCAATACGGCACGCGCTGTTTGATCGACTGCAGCTGCTGCCAGCGGCCGGCGGCGTAGGACGTGCGCAGGTTGGTCTCGTAGATCACACGGCTGCGCCAGTTGCGGCCGCCGTTGTAGTCCCAGCCGTACTTGGCGACGATCGAATCGAAGCGCTTGCGGAACTGCTCCAGCGTTTCGCCGTTGGCGATCGCGGCATCCACTGCCTGGCGAAAGTCCAGCACCAGATCATCGCGGTTCGCACCGGCGACCATGAACGCGTGATCGTGCGCCTGCTGCCACACATCGAGCCAGCTTTGCGTGTTGACGTTGACCTTGCGCCGGAAGAACGCGATCTGCTCGGCGAAGGGCAGCGAGCCGTAGGAGACGCTAGCCATACAACACCCGCTCGATCACTTTGTTGAACAGATCATCGAAAGACTCGCCTTGGGCGACACGGCAAGGCTGCGCCAGATCCAGAACGCAACCGAGATCCGCGAGATCGGGATCGTGAGACGCTTGGTAGAGCGGGCAATCCGCGATGCTGCGCGAGCTGCAAGAGCCTGGGCAGACATCAGCCATGACCGCGCACCTTCGAAGTGAGATGCCAGCCATTGCACGCAGGGCAGCGGTATACGCGCAGGCTGCGCGTGTTGTGCTTGCCCGCGCAGCACGCGGCGCGAATGAGTGCGCGTTCCTCGCTGCGATGCCGAATCTTCCGCAGACACGCATCGATGTCCTTAGCGGACGCGTGCACATTGATCGTGCGTTGGCGAAAGG